AACGTCGGGCGACGTCAACTGCAAAAGCCCGAACAAATGGAAGGTAGGAGACGAGGTAGAATACACCTCGAAGTCTACCCACCACGGGAACAAACTCAGCTTCTCTACTCCGGGCTTCTCTGGCGGCTTCTCAGGTGGCAAACAAGACCCCGACGCGACCAAAGGTATCATCGCTTCGTGGGCTGTGGGGATTGCTATGCAGGTGGCCCCGGTCGAGGCACCGAACTACGACCAGCAGGTAATGCAGTACGCCCGGCTCGCTCTCGAGGCTCGTCGGCAAATCAAGAACGAAGTCGAGCCGTGATGTGGTTCAACTCGACACCAAACCATGAGGGGTGGTATCTATGCGCGTGGCCTATGGGGAAGTCTTACATCTACTCCGTAGGCAAGTGGAACGGCAAAGGGTGGGAGACCTCCATGACGGCCGAGCCGCATATCTGGCAAGAGATAACCAGCCCGAAAGAACAGGACAAAATGCTTGACGAGTTATACCAAGAATCAAAAACAAGAAAATCATGAGTGTACACTATACAACGAACCTCGACCAGTTCACCTTCCACAGACAGAACCGAAGCGTGAACCGTGGCGCGGTGCTGAGGTTGGCCGAATCAATTAAGCGTGTGGGCCTCAAAGTGCCTATCACAGTGAATCGAAACGGGGTCATCCTTGACGGACAACACCGAGTCGAGGCTATTCGAGAAATCAACAAGACGGCATCCGCTCCGGTGCGACTCTCGTACATCGAGAAAAATATGTCGATTGCGGACATAGCAGAGATGAACGCCAACCAGACAGCATGGCGACTATCTGACTGGATTCACTACTACGCCACCGGAGGGAACGAGAACTACATCAAATTGAAAGAGGCGGCTAGGAAATTTACACCCCACAAAATGACGTCTATATGTGCGCTCCTCTCACCCAACGAGGGAGCACATACCAAGACGGTGAGTACCGGACGCTACGTCTACGACATGACACCGGAAAAGGAACAGATACTGAAGAAGCTCATTCAGTACGGCAAGATGAATCCCTCGTTCACAAGTAAGGCGGTGCTACTGGCTATCATCGACATGAGAAGGTTGGAGGGGTTTCGCCTTCAGCGGCTCTTTGACGCCTTAGACCTGCACTTTGAGAGCATCCTAACCCAAAGCGGAAAGGACAACTGGGCACGGCATTTCGTGCGCTTCTACAACAAGTCACTTCGGACGGGCCGTCTCAATGCTGACGACCTCCCAAAAAGCCACTGACCATGAGAGACTTCATCAAAAAGCACTACGGCTCCCAAAAGAAGTGCGCCCAAGAACTGGGTGTCACTGAACAGACGGTGGGCAACTGGCTACGACGCAACCCGCGCGGCATCTTGAAACACGCTCGGCAGATCGTAGAAGACAAGAACACGACCTATCTCCAACTTCACGGAGAGGTCGAGTACCGAGAGCACGAGTTGAAAGTATTGAATCCAATAAGAGAGGGGGAGGTTTGACCCTCCCTCTTTACTTTGCGCCTATGGAACGAGAATTCAAGGGTGTCTGGATACCCGCAGAGATATGGTTAGACGCACGCCTGACGCTTGTTGAGAAGGCTTTGTACGCCGAGATTGATTCGTTCTCCGGCAACGGAAAGACCTTCCACAAGGCGAACGAGACCATTCAACTCGAATATGGGGTGAGCCGTCCTACTATCTCCAAAGCGATCAAAAAATTGGAGTCTTTGGGATTCATTGAGGCAACCTTCGATGGACGTATAAGGCACCTAACCGTACAGGCAGACCGTAAAATTTTTACGGGCAGGGGGAAAGATTCTTTCGGGCAGAAGGAAAAAAATTTACGGGCAGAAGGAAAAAATAGTACCTCTACTAATACAATAGAAAGAACAGTAGAAAACACATCTAAAAAGAGAGAGGGGAAACCCGCGAATCTGGAAGAGGTCCTTTCATCTTTCCAAGAGGTTGGAGCGGATGAATCCGAGGCAATGGCTTTCTTTGACTATTACGAGGCTAACGGATGGACCCAAGGCAAAAACAAACCAATAAAAGACTGGAAGGCCGCCGCCCGCGGCTGGATTAGAAGATCATCACAATTTCAAAACAATGCAAAACCCAACAAACGCACTGGCCCGGCAGACGGAAGTCTCATTGCAGAACATCTCCGCCGCCTCGCGGCTGACTCCGGAGAAGGCTTGGGCTGAAGGAACCAACGTCCTCGCGGCCTACCGCATCCACCCCGCCAAAACTGAAGCGGCACTCATCATCCTCCTCAAAGAGACGCTCCAGTATCTCGACTACAACAAAGGCATCACAGCCGACCGCGACATCCTCGACGCGGTACACCATCTCCGGGACACCTTTCCGGCTATGAAGCTCGAAGAGTGGGCTATCATCATGCACCGACTCAAGACGGGCGAATACCGCCCCGGATATGAGCGTTTGAAACTTCCCGAATTAGTCGATATATTTCAGCAGTACGAAGGCGAGAGGGCGGCCGTAAGAGAGGGCAACTGGTCCGAGCTGAAGAAGCACGCACCCGACCGCCTCAACGACGACCAGCTTGACGCCCTGTACGCCAACTACAAGAAACGTCGTGCAGAAGAAAACAAGGAACTCCAAAAGGCAAAAGCCATCAAACGGGTCGAAGTCAAGAACGGGCGGTGGGAGCACATCCCGTACCCGAACGACCCGATCGACGATGGTCAAGAAGATTGACACCGTGTTCTCTCAATACGTCAGACTCCGAGCCGCAGACCATAGAGGTATGGGAGAGTGCTACACGTGTGGGGCCGTACGCCACTGGTCCGAAGTCGACGCGGGGCACTTCATGAGTCGGGCTTGTATGTCGACTCGATGGGACGAGAAGAACGTTCAATTCCAGTGCAAGAAGTGCAACGGCTTCCGGTCTGGAGAACAGTTCCTTTTCTCACAGCACCTTGACTCCGACTATGGAGAGGGCACCGCAGACGGTCTATACATCAAATCGAAACAGACCTACAAGCATACCCCGCAAGAGTTGGAGACCATGTACCGCCACTATAAGAGACTCGTCGATGAAATCAGAAGCACGAAGGGACTTTGATTTGTGGTTCGTGGAGCACTACGACGAGCTTGTTCTTATGGCTCGCAAGTTGCACCGCGACGCATCAGACCTCGTGCACCACACATACCTCGAATGCGTCATGAGAATACGACGCAACGACGAGGTAGTGAGAAACCTACCCGGATACTTCCACCGCGCTATGTGGAACGGAAGCATTGGGAAATTTCGCAGGCTCTACAAGATAGAAGACGCCACACCGGAACCGCAGGTGTCACACTACGACCTCTCCGAAGCGATACGCAAAGAAGAGGCCCTGATCATGGCGGACCATCTGGCATGGTTTGATAGAACCGTTCTCTCTTTATATCTTGACGGGTGGAGTATGGCCGAGGTCTCACGAGAAAGCGGTATCAACGTCTCCACCTTGTACGAGTCCATCTCACAATCTAAAAAGAAACTTCGTCGTGTTATTCGTCAACGCACACCTCAGAGCTGAAAGACTCGCCACCTGCCAAGGGTGCGAGCACTTTGTAAAATCAACGAAGTCGTGCGGGCCTCTGGTAACGGAAGCCTTCACAGACTCCAAACTATGCGGATGTTTTATGCCAGCCAAAACCAAACTCAAAACCGCCTCTTGCCCGCTGGGTAAATGGGAGGCCACAGTAACCAAAGAAGACGTCGAGAAGATACGGGAGTTCCTCGAAAGGGATAACCAATACCGCACGACGGGAGAACTGACAGAACTGTCTCACAAGTTCCTCGGCCCTCACCGAAGCGCAAACGGGTGCTCATCATGCAACCGGAAACTTCTTGCAGACCTCAAAAAAATCGTAGACAATGCCGATACCCAAGCCTGAACCACGGGAGCAGATGAGCGAGTTCATAGCCCGCTGTATGATAGACCCCACCATGACCACGGAATACCCTAACGAGCGACAGCGCGTCGCCATATGTGCCAAGACATGGAGAGAAGAGAAGGAGTAGTGGACAGTCTTTGGCTTGTCGTAGGCAAGCTCAACGACCAGACGTACGACAAACGGGTGGCCCTCGAAAGGTGCCGACGTGGTGTCGAGGCTCTCGGATTGCAATGGGGCGACATGATCGCACAAGACCGAAGGGGCAACGTAGCCGACACCCGGCACATGGTTTCAAAGTACCTTCGGGACTGCGGCTTCAGCTATCCAGAAATCGCGAAATCTTTGCACCGCATGAATCACACTACCAGCGTATATTCGGTGCGACGGTGCAACGAACTCCTCGACCTAGAGAGAGGCTTCCGCAAAGAATACGAGAAATTTTTGAACGCATGACCCTACGAAAAGTCAAACGCATCTTGAACGAGTCCGACGACTTTTTGGTGTTTACCATGACCACGGGAAAGGACGACACGGCATCCTTCGGGGTGTTTCACAAAGACATCGAATCGTGGGAGATACTTCTAAACCTCGCCGTAAATGACTACCATATCCGAGAAACACTCCGGAATGTTCTTACCGCCGCCGACGCTTATAGAGACGGCCAAGCTGAAGACGCATCCGAATAACCCGCGATACATCCGCAAGGCCAAGATGCAAGACCTCATCCAGAGCATAGGCGAAGACCCAAAGTTCATGTGTGCCAACCCGCTATGGGTCAACCCTCAAATGCAAGTCTTCGCAGGTAACCAACGCCTCCGGGCTTGTCGCGCTCTCGAATGGCCTGTCATTCCGTGCATCGTATTGGACTGGACAGAAGAGGAGCAACACAGGGCCATGATCAAACACAACGGGAGCCACGGAGAATGGGACCAAGATATGCTCGCCAACGGAGGGTGGGAGCCTGAACAGCTCAAGACGTGGGGAGTGAACATAGACTGGGACCAACCAAAGGAACCAGAAGAAAAATCCGAAAATCTAAAGCCATGCAAGCACTGCGACAAGATGATACCTTGACAGAGTTAGACATCAAAGACCCAAAAAAGATGGCCATGATTGAAGCCCTCACCAAAGCGTTGGGGGTGGTCAAGATGGCTTGTGAATCGGTGGGTATCTCAAGGCAGACCCATTACAACTGGCTCAAAGACGACGCGGCATACAAGGCCGCCTGTGACAACCTTCCGGAAGTCGTGTTGGACTTTGCCGAGCACCACTTGCACAAGCTCATCTCACAAGGCAACCCAGCCGCAACTATCTTCCTTCTCAAGACAAAGGGCAAAGGGAGAGGCTATATCGAGCGTCAAGAGATAGAGGTGGCCGAAAAGAAGCCGCTCTCGTGGTTCGTGTCTGACGACTCCTCGGTGTCATGAGCAAGAAACTTGAACGCCGTCACTCACGGGAGGTCTTGGAAAAGATGCTAAGTGAACGAGGCATCGCCTACACCGTGCCCAGCCCCGGATGCTACAAGATAAACGGGTACGTGTACCACCATTGGTCGAAGGGCTATACGAAGGGAGGTTGGACATACTACGAGAGCCACAAGGAGTTTTTGGATAGCTTGTGAGGCAACCCGCCACATACTACCACGTCAAGAGTAGCCCGGCCAAGATTCAGGTACACCAAGGCGGCACGCGATCGGGCAAGACCTACTCCATCCTCACGGCTCTCATCGAGCTATGCCACCGCAACGAAAACTCCGGAGCGGTCATCACAATAGCCCGAAAGACCTTCCCCGCTATCCGGGCCTCTGTTATGCGGGACTTCTTCGAGATACTCGAAAGGGAGGACATCTACAACGTAAACCTTCACAATAAGTCAGAGGCTACCTACGTGCTGTTTGGAAACCTCGTCGAGTTCATCTCAGTCGACCAGCCTCAGAAGGTAAGGGGCCGCAAGCGTGACATCCTCTTCGTGAACGAAGCCAACGAACTCACCCTTGAAGACTGGCGGCAACTTATGCTCCGAACTACCGGACGGGCCATCATCGACTACAACCCCTCGGACGAATTCCACTGGATATATGACCACATCCTCACACGCGACGATCATGAGTTCTTCAGAACAACCTACAAAGACAACCCGTTTCTCTCCTCCGGCACCGTCAAAGAAATCGAACGACTACAAGAAGCCGACCCCGACTACTGGAGGGTCTACGGCTTGGGCGAGCGCGGCGTCTCCCGTGCCACTATTCTCACGCATTGGAAGACAGTACCCCAAGTCCCCGAAGGGTGGAAGCTCCTCAACCTCGGCCTCGACTTCGGATATACCAACGACCCCACCTGTATTGTAAAGGTGTACACCGACGGCCACGGGTTCTGTCTGGATGAGGTGTGCTACGCCACCGGACTCACGAATGCGGCCATAGCTCAGACCCTACGAGACGCGGAGGTAGGGAAGGCTATGATCGTAGCTGACTCGGCCGAGCCAAAGTCCATCGACGAGATACACGGCCACGGGTTCAACATACACCCCGCAAGGAAAGGCCCGGACTCGGTGCGGAGTGGTATAGACTTTCTCCGGTCTCGTCCTCTGCTCATCACAGAGCGAAGCGTGAACGGAATCAAAGAACTCCGAAACTACAAGTACAAGGAGGACAAGAACGGACGACAACTCAACGAACCCGTCGACGCCTTCAACCACTTCGTGGACGCCTCACGCTATGCCGTGACGTGGAACCAGACGAACCCCAACTTCGGGCAATACGCCCTCGGATAAAAAAAAATCAATCTTTTTTTCTTTTTTGCTTGGATAATGAAAAAAGAGTCGTATATTTGAGACATCAAACAAAGCAAAACACACCATGAACAACGCCATCACCATCCAAGCTCAAGTAACTGTTTACAACAAAACTTACACCATCAGTTTTGATAATGCCAAAGGACTCGATCTATGGACAAAAGAAGCTGGCTTCCCTGAAGCCTACGGAGGACGCAAGTCTTTTGTTGAGTTGACTACTACACGCGACGCAGAGTTTTTCGGAATTATTGATTGTGTTAAAGCCTAAACACGAAACGCAAAAACGCATTACAGGAGCCAACAGGCTCCTTTTTTTATGCCCTAACTTACCACCTGAGATATTTACCCCTTTTAACTCATTCAGATATGGAGCTACGACTGCCCTCATCGTACGAAGACCTCACCCTACGACACCTCCAAGTCTTGGAGACATCACAAGACCCCATCAACCGGGTACAGGTGGTGACAGGGAAAACGTTTGCTGAGCTTCGCAAGATGCCTCAAGCCTTAATCGTTGAGGCTGACGCACACCTGACGGCCCTATGCAAAGCCGAGATAAACAGGCACCAACCTATCATCGAACTCGATGGGGTAGAGTACGGCTTCATCCCCGACTGGGAGTCTTTTACGGCTGGGGAGTGGATTGACATGGAAACCTATACCGGGGACTTTTGGAAGGCGGCTCATAAAGCTATGGCCGTCCTCTACCGTCCTATCGACCGGAAGTGGGGCGACAAGTACACCATCAAACCGTACACAGCCAAAGAGGACGCCTCGGTGTTTTTGAATATGCCCGCGCCTCTCGTCTCCGGTGCGTTGCTTTTTTTTTGGACTACCGAACAAGAACTTCATCTCACTTTGCGGTCCTCTTTGATTCAGAAGGCGACGGAGGTGACGCATTTTTTGAGAAGTGGCAGTGGTACCCCGTCCTCTATTCCTTGGCTGGTGAGGACATACTACAAGTGGAAGCGGTTACTAGGCTCACGGTGGGCCACGTCTTCACCCACCTCGCATTCATGAAAGACCTCGACATACGCAGGAAGCAAGAAGAGGCCCAAGCTAAAGCTCGCAAATGATCACATTCAACAACATCGTCACCAAGTTTCAGGAGTTCTGCGACAATCACTTCTTCATTGAGACGTTCTCGTATGGCTCTCCTGCCGACGTCGACTTGTCGAAGTTTGAAAGGTACCCCCTCCTGCATCTCGTCTATACGGGTGGCGACTTCAACACACCACGAACCAAGACGTACAACCTTGAGGTGTATATCCTTTCCGTACCTCCGGCGGAAGCCGATAAGGTAGGCTACCAAAAGGAAAGCATAAGCGACGCGGAACAGGTAGCCGAGGACATCTTGGCCGACATCCAGAACGGAGGTAACATCTTCCAGTTTGGCTACCACTACGATCTCGTCAACGCCTCAGTGACGCCCCTCGAAGAGGAGAAGTCTAACGCGCTGGCCGGGTGTCTCCTCGACCTCGCCATCTCGGTACCGTACTCCTACGACTCGTGCAACGCACCTCTCGAAGGGGTAGAGCCGGAAGGTAGCGGGTACCCCTCATTCAAGGCACGGGGCCTCCTACGGGTACGAGAAGAGGACGGGACGCCCGACGTATTGAGCGTGGCCACCATCAACGTCCCGGACGGCTCACTGACAGACAACGGAGACGGAGAGATAACCCTAGCTTTCGGAGCGGCCGACGGAACGCGCCTTGTGCAGACAGTCAAGAACGTAAGCGGAGTCGAACTCACCAAGGGGACTCCCGTTCATGCCGTTGTCGATGGGGCAGAGGGGAACCTTGCGTATGTGATCGCGGCACGGGCAGACACCCCCTCGGCTATGCCTGCCACCTTTGTCTTGAACGAGACCCTAGCAGACGAAGCCGAAGGGGAGGCTATCATTACCGGACTCATTCAAGGGGTAGCTACCGACGCCTTCACTGCGGGCGACGTGCTGTATGTGGGTGAGACGGGTGGATATACGAACGTCAAGCCGACGGGTACCAACCTCATCCAGAACCTCGGTATCGTTTTGAAGTCCCACGCCTCGAATGGGTCGGGCATCGTGTATGGGGCGGGGCGTTCTAATGACGTGCCCAACCTTGCCGACGGACACTTCTTCATAGGCTCGGCTACCAACACCCAAGAGAGCACCTACGGCCTACCCACGTCCGACCCTACCGACGGAGAGACCTTGGTGTATAGCTCCTCCAGTGACGCCTTTGTAGGGGGCTATCCTACTTCTAACGGACAACAATCGACATTCACAGCCGCCTACACCTCATCGACACCCTTGACATGGACCACTACGGGAGGACTAGAAACGGAGTTCGGCACGTATCTCTCCGGAGACCTTGCAATAACTCAAGCACTACGGGCGGGCTTCTCTATGGGTCTTAATAACTTCGGAGAGGAGTTTTTGGCCCAACCTCTGTCCGTGGGGACTACGTTTACCATATCCTACACGGTAGACGTCTACGCCCCTACCGGAACCCTCGGTTCTTTTGGACTAGTGGGCACCGGGTTTTTTCCTAGTGCCGGGGCTTTGAATACAATCATTGGCAACGATGCGTGGACGACGCATACGCACACGACAACCACACAAACGGTGTCGTTCTGGCAGTTGGCGAATACGCTTGTTCTACAAGCGAACATTGTCATCAACCCGGGCACCATACAATACAAGAACCAGTCTCTCACCATAACGATTGACCATGCATAACCCTTTTGAATTGACGCCGGAAGAGCGGGCTACGACGACGGGCAAAGAACAACTCGCAATGTTCAGCCGCTTGGTTGATTTCGTCAACGCTCGCCTGAGCGAGATAGAGACCCTCCAAGCCGAGGTAGAAGCACTCAAGAATCCCGAATCATCAAATCCTAAATAGATGGAATTTCTCGTTAACAACTGGGCAGAACTCGCCCTGATCATTATTACGGCCGCTGGGTCTATCACAGCCCTCACAGAGAGCACGAAAGACGATTCTGTGGTGGACGTACTCAAGCGCATCTTAAACGCTGTCATCCTAGGCCGTAGCAAGTAATGAAGTACACGGGATTCGAGGAGGTATTGCGGAGCTTCGCGGAGGACGTAAACAACGCGGCCAAACGTGAGCTTGGATCGAGACGCATAGGTAGGAACAGGTCCTATGGCGTCACGTCCCGACGTAGCCTTCAAAAGTCCCTCTCGTACAAGATAGGCGAGGGGAGGGTGGCCTTTGGGTCCCCTCTCCCCTATGCCGGGTTTTTACATTGGGGTGTCAATGGCACTCGCAAGAGCCACGGCGCCCCCTATTCGTACCGCTTCGAGACACCATCGAGAAAGCACGTCGACGCCATAGAGAAATGGATGAGCATCAAACCCGTAAGGGTACGAGGTACCGACGGGCGCTTTGTCTCTAAGGTGGGTCCACGAGGTGGAAACCGGGTGCGGTCTGCCGCGTACCTCATAGCGCGAAGCGTAAAGAGAAAGGGTATCGTAGGACTCAGATACTACAACGTAGCTCTGGAGAGCGTACTACCACAATATCAAGCCGAACTCGGAGAGGCTTTGGCTTTGGACCTTATGAAGAGCCTAGACTTTAAGGCGGGCAACATCACTATCAAATCGAAATAGATGGCTTTTACTTTTACCGCTAAACCCTCAGAAGCCCCCATCCCGGAGACCGAATTGGCGCGTATCTCGTGGCAAGATACAGCCCTAAGCCCTAAGCCCGACGCATGGCACGTCACGGTGTTAACCGCGACGAGTATGGCCGCGCCTTCGTGGTCGACCCAATATGCCGCGTATATCCACGATTCCACCACCGACGCCAGCATCGACGCCAGAGAGTGGGTGCGTAGGATTCAAGAAAACTTCGGTTTCTATCAGCATGCCACAAAAGACTTAGACGCGTCTCCCGTATCTTACAATTTGGTACAATTCAAGTTTGAGATACGCTACCTCTCCGGAGGCACCTTGTCAGCCGTTCAAGGTTCGACCATCTACATCCCCATTCTTGACGCTATCCAACAGCCGTGGAACTATACAGACGACTTTTTCACCTACTACCCGGTGTTCGATTATGGGGTTGGCACTGAATACAAAGGGTGGCTCACATCGCGTCCGGTTAAGGACGTAGGAGGGACGTACCTTATCCGCTACGACCTGTCAAGCTACGACTACGCAACGGTCAACCTCTTACAGATGGAGAACTACTCGTACGTCTTCGATAGTCCGTGGGACACAAACTTGGCTTCTTGGGATACCATAAGCGTCACCGTACAAACCCCGACGGGGCCACTGACAACTCAAGATGTGACATTCGCGGTACCTACTTTATGGTCCTCGGCCAACCGGGTTGTACCTATTGGGCCTCAAAATATCCGGGACCTCATGCTCACCTCGCCCACCCTGTGGGATATAGAAACAAATGATTGGGACTATTACGATATTGTCGCCTCGGATGCCGGGACTCAACTAGGAGCCACGATACGTGTGTACAACGACTGCCGTCCAACGAGACACACCCCAGCCCAGCTCTACTGGATAGGCGACAAAGGCGGGGCGGAAGTCTTGCGATTCGATGCAAGGGTAAAAGACGTGTATGACGTAGGGACGCGCGATTTATACCGCCAAAGCCTGAACGACTTTTTCACCTTCCCCTTTGTGCAAAACATCCCTCACTACGTCCGAGACTACGCAGAGGGGACGCGGAGCTTCACCCTATCGGAGACCTTCTTTAGTGACGACGAGAGAGAGTTGTTCAAGACGGCTATGACGTCCAAGCATATGATGGTCAACTACGAGGGCAAGTGGTACCCTTGTCATATGAAGACGACCAACTACGTCCACGAGCAGACCTCTTCAAAGCTCTTGCCAATCAACTGTGAAGTCACCGTTTCTCAGCCGCTGACATGCTAAAACTTTTTATCGAGCGACCACTGAGTACCCCCATTTGGCAAGAGTTGGACTTGTATGAGTTCGAGTCTTTCAACTGGACCATGCAATGGTCAGACCTTGAGAACATACAAAGCCCAGCGGGGTCTTTTTCTCAGGCTTTCAAGTTGCCTTTTTCCGATACGAATTTGGCCTACTTCGGGTTTTTGGACAAAGCCGGAACCATCCCTGAAGGAACGGAAAATGGAGACCCTGGTACGACCTACTACAAAAAGCGTTTCAAGGCTGGCCTAGGTAGACTGTCAGGTGTCTATATCCCCGGCTACCTTCAGGTCAAAGGGGTCACCATCGTAAACGGAGTCCGTGAGTTTGATGTGGTGTTCTTTGGTGAGACGCTCAATATGTCCAAGAAGATCGGGCAGGGGTTTATTAGCGAACTGGACTTGTCGGCCCTTAACGAAGAGCTGAACTACAACAACATCGTGTCGTCGTGGGCTCTTGGTGCCGGAAACGCCTCGTTAAGGTATGGCATCATCGACAAGGGCTTCAACTGGAATTTTACAACCAACCCCCCGTGGACAGATGCCGACGGCCTTTGGCAGTCTGAATTTACCCCTTTCGTTCGTTTGCGCGATATAGTCGACGCCATCTTTGACGAAGCCGGACTGACCTACGTCTCGGACTTCTTCGATACGACAGACTTCAAAAATATCATGATGCCCGCCTACAATGGCGAGCCAACGCCACTCGGTACGGACAGCTTTTTGAATGACGCTTCGGTAGCTCTGCCGACGGACTACAACGGGACCACCCTTGCCAAGCTCAACCTGTCAGACGCGGCTACCAATGCCATCGACGAAGGAGCAAATTGGGACAACACCAACGACGAATACACCGCACCCGCAGACGCATTCTATCGCGTTACCGTCGTGTACTCATACTACCGAAACCCCGGAGATACCGTCACCATAGAATTACGAAAGAATGGTGTCCTTGAAGAGACGTTGTTCACGCCCACAGCTACCGGGAACGTGGTCAACCTCTCCGAGAGTTTCGAGTTGTTTCTGAACAGCGGAGACACCTTGGCCCTTTATGCCAGCGTCACCACGGCTAGTTCAAGTGTGCGAGGGAACAACACCGTAGGAACGGGACGAAGGACAGAGATGAGGATAGAAGCCGGAAGGCCCGTCACAGGTTACGACATCGACATAGCCGCGAACCTACCGAAGCTCAAGAAGATGGACCTTATGACATCCCTTCAAAAGATGTTCAACCTCGTGTTCATCCCTTCGGGCGTACCCGATCAAATCATAATTGAACCGTTCGACGACTACTTTGGCACGGGCGACGAGGTAGACTGGACGAGCCGAGTACATAGGGACAAGACTATCTCCCTTAAGCCGACCACGGACATACAAGCCAAGGAGTACGAGTGGACATACCGCGAGGGGTTGGACTTCATCTCCGACATCATCGAGAAGCGTTTTGATAGGGTCTATGGGGCACACCAAGTCCTCGACGCAGACAACGACTTCGCAACGGGAGAGAAAAAGATAGAGACGGCTTTGGGGAACTTCGTCACGTCACTCATTCCGGGGTCGTCCATCGTAGCCCACCGGAGTCTTCAGAGCGACGGGCAAGCGGTGAAAGACCCTCTTCCCATGTTGGCATATTGGAACGGCATGACCACGGCAACGTTCACCTTCCGCGACGACGCCAACGCCAACGTGACGTCTACGGGGTACCCCACCTTTACGCCATACTCCGACGACTACGCCACTGTCACGTCTAACGACCTCAACTTTGGTATCGAAGCGAGCCTCATCCCCATACAGGCCAACCCGGTAAACACCCTATACTGGAAGTATTGGAACAACTACGTGCAAAACCTGTACTCGGAGACTTCGCGCATCCTTGAATGTACCGTGAGATTCGAGACGATTGACATGATCACGTGGAATTGGAACACCAAGGTCTTCATTGACGACACCTACTATCGTATTCTTTCCATCTCTACTGACCTCAACGGAGACAACACGGCCCGTATCGTAGCTCTCAAATATTTCGATGAGTGGCCCGGATGCGGGGACGAGGTGACAGGGTACGACCCTAAGTATAACGCCATCCTCTTTAACGGGTCCACCGCGGGTTCCCCTGACTATGGGTCTCAGGCTTGTTGTGTTCAATATGGCTTCGACTGGGTGAATACTGTCATTCTTGGCGTAGGCCGTCAAATCTGCCGCCCCACCTTACAAACTCTTAACGTAGAATGAAGCACCCCAAGCACATTATGGGAGCTATCATGCTCCTCCAACAACAAAAAATGAAGAAGACGCTACCGTGGTGGCTGGTCCCTTTGGACTATGCCGTAACGGTGGTATATCTCACGGCCTATTTCGGGTGCATCGCATTTCTCATCTATAAGCTCGTGACATGGCTCAAGTAAGACAAGACGTAATTCTAACGTTCAATGCGGACACGCAAAACGTAGACCAGAGCCTCGGACAGGTAGAGCAAAGCGTACAAAACACGAGCAAGAGTACCAGTATGCTCACCTCGCAACTCGACAGAATGACGGGTGGCGCCATTTCGGGCTTTAAGAATATGGTATCCGGCCTGAAGATGGTCAAGGTCGGTCTTGCTTCTACGGGTATCGGTCTGCTTATCGTGGCCGTGGGTACGTTGGTGTCATATTTCACCAACACGAAGAAAGGAGCGGAACAACTACAAACCGCGATGGCTACTTTGGGGGCCGCCTTTGATGTTCTCAAGGACCGGGTGAGCCAAATCGGGGGCGCGCTGGTCAAGTTCTTCACGGGCGATTTCAAAGGTGCTCTGGAAGACATCAAAGGGTCGTTCACGGGCATAACGGAGGAAATCATAAGAGAGGCTTCGGCGGCGCGTGATTTGCAGAACGCGATGAACGCCCTCAAAGATGCAGAACGGGGGTTCATCCGTCAACGTGCCGAAACCAACAAAGCCATCGCAGAAACTCGCCTAAGAGTAGAGGACGAAACACTGTCTTACGATGAGCGCATAGCGGCATTAGAGGAGGCGATTGCCCTTGAACAAGAAACGGTCAAAGCCGAACTCGCCTTGGCCGAAGAGAGGGCGCGTATCATTCGTGAACAAATCGCTTTGGGCGAGTCTTTGGAAGAAGACTTGGATAAGCAAGCGGAAGCCGAGGCGCGTGTTATTGAGATGCAGACGGCAAGCCTGAGAACTCAAAAACGTCTGGAGGGTGAGCGTCAATCTTTGCTTTTGCAAAGACAAGCACAGATAGAACAAACGCTCGCGGCCGAAAGAAAAGCGGCAGAGGAGGAGCTGAAACTATTGCTAGAAACTCAAAAGGCACTCAGAGAAGGCAAGCCAGAGATTGCACAAGTTGAGCAAGACTTGCAAACTGAGCGCGGTCTGATCATGGAACACAACAACATCCTCGCAGGGATGGAGGTGGACCAAGAGGCGCTTATGCGGAACAAGAGGAAGGAGGACCGAGAGATGCGACTGGCCACGGTAGCCCAAGAGCGGGCGTCTGTGGTGCAGTTGTTCCAAGATTCCTTCGACGCCATCAACGCCCTACAAGACGCCTTCGGGACGCAGAATCAAAAGAGGGCAGAGAGGAACTTCAAAATACAAAAGGCCCTTTCCCTTGCCTCGGCTACTATCAGCGCCGTAGAGGGTACGCAAAACGCCTTTACAACGGCCCAAAAGTCTCCGCTTGGAATCGCCTTCCCCGGTTACGCATTCGTTCAAGCGGGCCTTGCGGCCGCCTTTGGAGCGGCTAAGGTTGCCGCCATCGCACGTTCGCAGTACGAGTCACCCGGAAGGGTAGACTCTGGAGGCGCCCCAACGGGAGGAGGTGGCTTCGCAAGTGCGGCTCAACCTACCACGCAAGCGCCGACCATTGACCTCGGCTTCTTGGCTCAAGGTTCACAAAGCCAAGTCATAGAAACATACGTCATAGCCGACAACGTAACGACGGCCCAACAAGCAAACAAGAAAATTCTAGAACAGTCCACCCTATGAGAATAGTAGAACTCATCATCGACGAAGAGGCGGAGATGTATGGCATTGACGCCATCAGCCTCGTAGACCGTCCCGCCATCGAACTCGACTTCATCGCCCTAAAAGAGGCGCGTGTTGAATTTGCCGAAGCCGACACAGACAAGCGTATCCTTATTGGACCCGCCCTCGTTCCGGATAAGCCTATCTACCGCAAGAACGGGGAAGACGAGTTCTACGTGTACTTCTCGAAGGCTACGGTACGTCGTGCGGCCGAGCTGTATTTGAAGCATGGCAACCAAGCCAACCACACCCTCGAACACGAACACACCATCAATGGACTCACCGTCGTAGAGTCGTGGATGGTAGAGGACAAAGAGAAGGACAAGTCGGCTATCTACGGCCTCGATGTCCCCGTAGGTACGTGGATGGTGGCGGTGAAAGTAGACAACGAGGCCATCTGGCAAGAGTGGGTCAAAGAGGGCAAGGTCAAAGGCTTCTCTATCGAGGGATACTTTGCCGACAAGATGCAGAAGAACAAAGACGACGAGATGCTGGCAGAGCTGGCACGGGCCATCGTAAGTACCGACAAGAGAACCAAGAACGGAAAGCGGGTTGTCATGGAGTCGTACTCGGACTATCCCGAAGCGGTACGCAACAACGCCAAGAAGGGCATCGAGTTGAACGAGAAGAACGGCAACAAGTGCGCCACGCAGACGGGAAAGGTGAGAGCGCAACAACTGGCCAACGGGGAACCCGTCTCCCTTGAGACCGTTAAGCGCATGGCGTCGTATCTAGCACGGGCAGAGGAATACTACGACGAGTCCGACACGAGCGCGTGCGGCACAATCTCGTATCTCTTGTGGGGTGGCAAGGCCGCCCGTCGGTGGGCCGAAGCCAAACTTAACGAGGAGCTACTACGGGCCATCGAAAAAGAATTTCAAGACAAACCTGAGGGTTGACCTTTCATATAACTCATTAACAAAAAGGGACTTCATGACTATTTCCGAACGAGTGCAAGAAGTGTTCAAGCGTTTCAACGTCAACCTGACCGTGACGGAGGAGCCACGTACCGACCTTGCCGAAGCTACATTGGAGAACGGAACCGTAATCTACACGGACGCCGACGACTTCACAGAAGGTGCCGAAGCCTACATCATCAACGACGAGGGCGAGCGCATCCCACTCCCACAGGGGGACTACACTTTGTCAGACGGTAGCGTGCTCACCATTGCCGATGGAGGCAAGGTGGCCAAGATCGCAAGCAAAGGCAAAGACGGCGGTGACGGCAAAGACGGCAAGACTCCGGTAAAGAGCAAGCCCGAAGCCGAAGCGCCCGCCGAGGCACCAGCAAAAGAGGCCCCAGCCGACAGCGGCGACTCTGAGCCTACCCCGGTGAAAGAACCTACCAAGCGCACACGCCAAAGCTCCGACGAGGACATGGAAGAAGTGACTATCAACTACGTCACGCGCGAAGAGGTCGAGGCTATGATTGCCGAAGCCGTGGCCGCTATGATGCCACAAGAGGAGGTTTCCGAAGACGTGGAAGCGGAAGAGGACAAAGAAGAAATGTCTGTCAACCCCGAAGCGCCTAAGGCCGTCGAGGAGGAAGTAGAAGTCAAGGAAGAGAAGAAGGGAAAGAAAGAGGAGGAGAAGGAAGAACTAGCTTCCCAAGAAGACCCTATCTCTGTGGAATTGGCCGCTGTCAAGGCTGAACTCGAAGAGATCAAGAAGCAGGCCGCAGAGGGCGGCTTGAAGCATAAGGCACCGACCGTCAAGGCCGAGCCTGTCAACCTCAAGAATTTATCAACTTCGGAGCGCGTGTCTGCACTCCTCAATCAATTTTCTAAGTAATGGCTAACGCATCAGTTGCCGTCGGTACTTACGCAGGAGAGGCGGCACGTCCTTACGTGTCCGCGGCTATCCTGTCTGCCGACACCATCGCAAACGGTTACGTATCAGTAATCGAAAACGTACACTCTAAAGCCGTCCTCCGGAAGTTCTCCGGTGCCGCTATCCAAGCAAACGACGACTGCGCATTCTCAACCCCCGCCTCTGGTCAGTTGACCGTCGGTGAAGCCGTCCTCGAAGCGGCCGCACTCAAGGTCAACGAGCAGGTCTGCAATGCCGACCTCCGCGCTACGTGGGAGTCTGCTTTGATTCGTTCTCAAAACGACGGAGCACCTGCCGACTTCACTACCTACGTGGCTCAGTATGTAGCCGCAAAGGTTGCCGAGTCTGTGGAGTTGAACTTGTGGCAGGGAAACTTTGACTCTGACGGCTCAGGAGCAGGTACACCTACCTACACGTCTTTTGACGGCTTGTGCCAACAGTTGAAGGCCAACTACAACGCGGGCACCATGCAACAACTGGCAGGAGCTACGACGAACGCGAACATCTTGGACCGTTTGGCCGACTTGACCGCTGAGGCTCCTACCGCTATCGCGGGCGACCCCAACGCGAAGATCTTCATGTCTCGTGCCTCTGCTCAGTTGTACTACCAAGCCTTGGCCGCTACATACCAGTTGCCTTTCTTGAACGACGGCCTCGCTACTCGCTACGCTGGGTACGAAATCGTCACACCTGCGGGAATGTCAAACGACGCTTTCATCTTGTCTCGTGCTGACAACCTCTACTTCGGAACGAACCTCTTGACTGACCACATTCAGGCGTCAATCTTGGACTTGACCGGAGTAACTGGCGACGACGTGACGCGCGTCATTATGCAGTTCTCTGCTGGTACGCAAATCGTGGACGCCGCCTCTTCAGGCTTCGCGTACCGCATTTCCTAATTGAAAACCCGACGAGAGGGAGGGGCTACGGCTCCTCCCCCTTTGTCACAACCCCCAACGCATGGCTTGCGACCTTACAATTACTGGCCGTTCTCTACCTTGTCGTGACGCTCTTGGGGGCGTTCGCAAGGTGTGGATCTGTACAGCCGCTCAGGGGACAGACCACTGGGACGCTATCGACGCCTCTGGAGAGGTGCCCGATACTTCGGCGGCCGCGACTTACAACGACTTTCTCAGCCCGAAAAACACGAGTTCGTTCACTCAAACCATCAACGCTTCGATGGAGAACGGGACCGTGTACTACACTCAGGTCTTGTCTTTGGTTCTTAACAAGATTACAGCCTCAGACATTACCATGATGGAGAACCTAGGCAAGGGTCGTCTTTCTATCGTAGTACAGGACAATAACCTCAACTACTTCGTAATGGGTCACGCCCGCGGCTGTCTTATGACAGGTGGCACAATCGCCACGGGAGCCGCTATGGGAGACCTCAACGGCTTTACGTTGGAGTTTACAGCCGAAGAGGTAGACGCGGCCCCATTCCTTCCGGTTGCCGCGTCCGGACTACCTGACACCACAAACGCAACCTTCTCATAAATGGCTTGTTCTCTTACACTTTCAGGACGTGACCTCCCCTGCCGCGACGCGGTTGGAGGGGTTGCCAAGGTTTGGATTCTATACCGCACCGAGGCCGCGCCCCCATACAGCGGGGAATTTGTGGAGGGTATGTATCTCGCTGTTTCAAGCGGAGAGATTGCAGGAGTAGACAACACAAAATTCTCTCATTCTGCGGCTCATTACTACGACTTCAATGGACCGAAGAACACGAGCACCTTCACGCAGACGGTGAACAGCTCCGCAGAGAATGGAAACGTGTTCTACTCGCAGGTGTTGTCTCTCGTATTGAGCAAGCCTGTATCGGAGGACGTTATCGAACTCCGCAACTTGACCCGCGGACGTCTGTCTATCATCGTAGAAGACAACAACGGAAACAAGTTTGTGATGGGACACACCCAAGGCGTAGAGGCTACCGGAGGCACCCTAGCTACCGGAACGGCCAAAGGCGACCTGAACGGGTACACCTTAGAGTTCACCTCTGAAGAAGCTATCCCGGCTCCTTTGCTGGGGTCGGCTGAGACTGCGATGCAATTTGATGTTACACCATAAGGGCACGGCCTTTCCATTATAGTTACAAGGGGGGGGAGGGCGTTGGCTCTCCCCTTTTTGATTCAAGATGCTACAACTAAGACCAAACGCAACGAACCAACAGGTGTACGTGACTCCCTTTGAGGCGCGTAAATTCCTGCCGGATTTCACGGACTACCTCTTCGTCTTGCAGAATGTCGCCACCGAGGAGACCTTTGCGTGTGTGCCCATCTTGCTTTACGATAACGAGCGGTACACCCATTGGACTATGAGAACTAACCTTGAGGACGTGAACAACGTCAAAATCTCCGAGAGCGGCTTGTACACGTACACCATCTACGGCCAGAACTCAAGCACGAACAAAGACCCCAACGACGCGAGCGTGGTGGGTATTTGCGAAATCGGTCCGGCTCGCTTCGATGCGGAGAGAGCTTGGAACATCCCAACTCTTGACATCCCCGATAACGTCATATATTACGAGTGATGGAACTACTCAAACTCAAAGAATACCAAGAGCGGTCGTACGCAGAGAAACCCTCGAACGAGGGGTTCGTGCAATATGGCGACGACAATCTCTTTCCTCAATACCTCATCGACCTCTACAAGTCGAGCGCCACACATAACGCCCTGTGTACTTCCATTGCCTACATGATCTTTGGCGACGGGGTACAGGCCGACACCCTCGAAGCCCGTCTCAAGATAGAAGAGTGGGGGCTACAAGACGAGGTTCGCAAGGCGTGTCTCGACCTCAAGATACAGGGAGGCTTCGCCTTGGAGGTGGTGTACAGCATCGACCGAAGCACGATAGCCAAGGTCCGTCACTGTCCCTTTGAAAATATCCGTTCGGGTGAGGTCAACGACGACGAGAAGGTAGAGTTCTACTACTACTCGAAAGACTGGCAAGACAAGAAGTGCGAGCCTGAGCTGGTTCGCGCCTTTGCTCCTGACGACTCGGTAGAGTACCCGGTTCAAATCTTGTACGTCAAACCCTTCTCTCCGGGTTCGTACTACTACCCAAAGCCGGACTACATTGGTTCAATTGACTACATCGAGTTAGACAAGGAGATAGGCAAGTACCATATTAACAACATCAAAAACGGGCTGGCCCCCTCCTTCAGCATTCACTTTAAGAATGGCGTCCCGGCACAAGAGGAGCGTCTGAAGATTCGTAACGACATTGAGAGACAGCTTGCCGGGGCTACCAATGCGGGAAAGTTTATCGTAACGTACAGCGACTCACCAGAAAGGAAACCGGACTTTGAGCCTTTCCCCCTCTCCGACGCTGACAAACAATACCAGTTTCTTTCTACGGAGGTATCCGATAAGATCATGGTAGGACACCGCGTGGTGTCTTCGGCTATGTTTGGAGTCAAGACAGCCGGACAACTGGGCAATACGCAAGAATTGGAGGTGGCCTCGGAGCTTTTCGACCGTCAAGTTATCAAGCCCTATCAACGGGTCGTAAAAAGTGCCCTAGAATCCATTTTCAATGCCGCGGGCACCCCTACCCTTGTCACGGTCGAAGAAGTGCCGCCTATGGAACCCGTAGAGGCTTTACAGGAGGTGCAAATGTCCGAGGTCATAGACCTAAACTTGGCGTTCGACTATTTGGTAGAAATGGGCGAGGAGTTAGGCGATGAATGGGAACTCATTGACGCACGTAAAGTAGACTACGAAACCGAGGCCATTCAGGATGCCATGTGGACCTTTGCCACGGTACCCTCTGGACGGCCTCAAGCCTCGTCGGAACAGGACAACGAACTCATCAAAGTCCGTTACGCCTATATGCCCAAGAAGCTCGGCATCAACAACAACGAAAGCCGAGACTTTTGTACCAAGATGGTGAACGCAGGGAACCGGGTATGGAGGAAAGAAGACATCGACAGCGCATCAGGTCGAGCCGTGAACCCCGGATGGGGTCCCAATGGTTCGGACACATACGACCTTTTCTTGTACAAGGGTGGCGGTAGTTGCCAGCACTTTTGGGAGCGTCGCACATACCTCCGTAAAAACAACAAGAAAATCTCTGTGAACCGTGCGCGGCAAATCATCCGCGAGGCTGGTATTGAACCTCTGCCCGCCAACGATCCCCGTGTGGCGAAGCGCACACGCGACCAAGTGAACCGCGGCTTTTTGGAACCTAAGAACTGGACAACACCTCGATAAATGGCACTGACACGAGAGATACTTTTTGTCAATCCTGACTATATGAAGCGCCTCACCCAACTCAACGGGGCGGTAGAGGACGCGGTAATGATTCCGGCTATCATCCTAGCTCAGGACAAATACCTACAACAATACCTCGGTACGGACCTCTTGAACAAACTCAAGGCCGACATCGAAGCCGACAGCGTGACGGGGGCGTATGCTACGCTCCTTGATAGCTACGTGAGAAAGGCAACCGTATGGTGGTCTATGGTCGAACTCGTGCCCAACCTGTACGTGAAGCTCGACAACGGTGGACTCGTGGTGCGGGTGTCAGATGATACTACCTCCATCTCTCCGGACGACCTACACCGAGAGATTGAAAACGCACGACAGAACGCACAATTCTACACGACGCGCCTTGTGGAGTACCTGTGTGCCAACATCTCAAGCTTTCCGGAGTACACGTCCAACACGGGGGCCGATATGCTCCCAGAGCGTACCGCGTACTTCCAGAATGGAATGACTATCTCCGGGGGCCACGACCAAATAGACCCGGACTTGGCACGTAAACTCCTCCAATGACCCGCAAAGAAAACGAGAAGGCCCTGAAGATTTGGCTACAAAAGAAGAACAATGAACATGGAAACGTTGATAAGTCTAGTCCCGTCGCTCATGGTGGCTCTAGGCGTGTGGGTAAACTTGAACAGCGAGGTAGCTAAATTGAAAGGGCGTGTGTACAGACTCGAAAGCGATCAAGGCGAACTCAAAGCCATGCTCAAAGAATGCGTCGAAGGTATCCAAGAACTCAAGATACTCCTCGCCAAAAAAGGAATGTAGATGTACAAGTGGTTCAAGCTGTCCGAATTTGACTCCCCCGACAGACCCGGAACGGGGGAACTGATGGAACCGGAGGTGGTCCAAGCGTTGGACATCGCGCGTGACATCTACGGGTATCCCATGAAGATTACGTCGGGCGTGAGGACCGTAGAGTACAACCGCTCTTTGATGGCCAAGGGATACCCTGCCAGCCCCAAGAGTTCCCACCTTTTGGGGTGGGCCGCAGACATTGAAGTCCCAAGCAACGAGAAACGCTTTCTCATGATCGAGGCCCTCTTAGACGCGGGCTTCAATCGTTTGGGTTTGGGCCAAAACTACGTCCACGTAGATATGGACCCATGTAAGCCGCGAAATACTATTTGGGTGTACACATGATACAACTTCACAGAAAGTCCCGCACCGTCCACGCCGTGGAATGTGAGGTGGGCAAGAGACAAGGAAGTGAGAACTTCTTGTTCATCTCTGACGTTCACTTCGATGCCGTCAAATGCGACCGAGACCTACTCTACCGACACCTCAACGAGGCGCAAGAGTTGGGAGCCTCGGTCTTTATTTTTGGCGATTTGTTCGACCTTATGCAGGGGCGCTTCGACCCACGCGGCAACTACTCCGAACTTCGACCGGAGTACAAGTCCTGCATCTACGTCGACGAGGTTATCCAAGACGTAGGTGAGAAGCTGGCCAAATACGCCGACGTTATCAAATTCATCTCCAAGGGCAACCACGAGACGAACATAGAGAAGCGTATGATGGTTTCCCCTATCGACAGGGTAGCGCAAATCATCAACGAGAAGGGAGGCCACGTAGAGGTAGGAGGGTATGCCGGGTGGCTCGTCGTGCAAGCCCGAAGGAACAAATACAAACGACGCTTTAACATCCACTATCACCACGGGTACGGAGGAGGGGCCAAGAGGTCCAAGGGTATCCTTGGAGCCGACATAGACCAGAAAGACTTTCCCGACGCCGACTTCATCTTGAGAGGTCACGACCACCAGAAGTGGCACCTTCCGGTGACAGTGGACCGCATTACGAATAACATGAAGCTCGAACAAAGGACCGTCCACCATCTTCGGTTGGGATCGTACAAGAAGCTGGGCGATAGGTACGCGGGGTGGGCCACGGAGAGGAACTTCGCCACACCCCGTCTGGGTGGATGGTGGGCACGAGTCAAAGAAAGAAGAGACGACTTCGTATGGGAAATCAGAGAGGCGACATGAACCCGTGGGTGAAGCTGGTCTCATCGTTGGACCTTACGCAAGCCTTTAAGACGAAAGGCGACCTGAAGAGATGGAGCGCAAAACGCACCATAGGCGGTGCGATTGTTATGGAGGCCCTTTGGCAGATACACGAGTTTGGACTATCTTGGGAAGGCATAGTTTTGTGTGGGGTTGGCATTACCCCATTGTGTTTCAGCTTCTTCGAAAGCTGACTTTTGATTCTTTTTCAGCGAAGGCCCTCCGAAACGTCGGGGGGTCTTTTTTGTGTAAATGAAAAAAAAATTTGAAGAATGCTTGACAAATGAAAATTTAGTCGTATATTTGGGTCATGAATCAAACACAAACACACAGCACGATGAACCTCCCAACTCAACTCCAAGGCTTCGAAGAGCAGATTTCAAACCTCATGGTCTACATCCAAGTGAAGGGCCTCACCTTCGAAACCGAGTCAGACTTGCAGGACATCATGAAGCAATGGATCAACGACGGCATGACGCTCACTAGCAAGCTCGAAACACCACAAGGTATGGAGTTCATGTACCGAGTGACCACCGAAAGCCTCTAAACCCAACGGGGGGTTTCGGCCCCCCCACTAACTCCCAAAGACTATGCAAAACAAAAGCACCAAAGGCAAGGACCTCGCGTGGGACATTGCTACCCGCCTCCGCGGGAACGAGTTTAAAGACATGACGCTCGCAGAGATTGACGACTTCCGGTCAGAGATGGCCAAGTTCCTAGACCTCAAAAAAGAATGGTAATGCTCAAGCCCAACGGAATCTCACACACGGTCTACCCAGACCAACCAGCGGAAGACTTCAACCAATGGTCCGCGCATATCACATCTCAAGAGATCATCAAAGACGCGGACGATTTCAAGCGTAAGTTTGACGCGCTGTGGTCTGACTTCAAAGAATCAATCAAAAGATAATGTACACCCCTGACCAACCCTTGAACAATCCCGAATGGGAATTGGACGAAGCGTACCGAGAGGCATGGATTGAAGCCCGCGAAGGTGACAGCCTGTACGACGATGGCCTATGGCTCAAGGTGGACCGTATGATATGGTCTACGACATGGGACCACGACACGAAGAACGAGTTTCTGGATAGCTTGCCCGAAGATATGAGCAACGGAGAACGAGAAGAAGTCCTCGACTACCTTCGGCAGTACCAGCCGCGGGTCCCTTTTAGCGAAGTGAAGAACCCCTCACAAAAGCAAATTAGCGCCTTCATCCGGAAGGTGTGTAACCTATAAACCCTTGTAACATGGCACAAGCCAAAATTTCGCGGATCGAACCCGCAAACCCTCCAACGTGGACCTCGAACCGAGACGGGTCTACCATGTATGCGTACAACGTAGACCTCGACGACGGAACGTCCGGCGACGTCAACTGCAAAAGCCCGAACAAATGGAAGGTAGGAGATGAGGTAGAATACACTTCAAAGTCTACCCACCACGGGAACAAACTCAGCCTGTCTACTCCGGGCTTCTCTGGCGGCTTCTCAGGAGGCAAACAAGACCCCGACTCAACGAAAGGTATCATCGCTTCGTGGGCCGTCGGGATCGCTATGCAGGTAGCCCCGGTCGAGGCACCGAACTACGACCAACAGGTAATGCAGTACGCCCGGCTCGCTCTCGAAGCTCGTCGGCAAATCAAGAACGAAGTCGAACCGTGATGTGGTTCAACTCGACACCCAACCATGAGGGGTGGTATCTATGCGCGTGGCCTATGGGGAAGTCTTACATCTACTCCGTAGGCAAGTGGAACGGCAAAGGATGGGAGACCTCCATGACGGCCGAACCGCATATCTGGCAAGAGATAACCAGCC